TTCCTGAACGGCAAGGCTCGTTCAACGTCCGGCCTCATCATGGCGTCCGCGCACGTCGATCGGGAAAACAATCGTTACGGCATGGTCCGCAACCTGATTTCCGTGCAAGACGAGATCAATAAACGACGCAGCAAGGCGCTGCACCTTCTGAGCGTGAGGCAGGTTATCGCGGAAGATGGCGCGGTCGCGGATCAGGACCATGCGCGGCGCGAGGTGGCGAAGCCGGACGGCTACATCTCCGTCAATCCCGGCATGAAGTTCGAGATACAGGAGGGCGGGGAACTCGCTCAGGGCCAGTTCAAGCTGCTGGAACACGCGACGGCGGAAATGCAGGCGTCCGGGCCGAACGCGGCGATGAGCGGCACTGATCCGCGGGAGTTGTCGGGCCGGGCCATCCTCGCGCAACAGGCGGGCGGCGCCGCGACCCACGAGCCGATCGCCGATACGCTGCGGATGTGGAGCAGGACGGTCTACGAGGTCGCCTGGATGGCCGCGCGACAGTATTGGACGGCGGGACGCTTCGTGCATGTGACGGACGATCTTGGCTCGACGAAGTATGTTGGAATCAACCAGCCGGTGCGTCTGATGGACGAACTGGCGGCGATGCCGGAGCAGCAACGCGCCCAGGCGATGCAACAGATGCAGATCGTGCCGGGCGATCCTCGGTTGCAACAGGTGATACGGATCGACAACGACATCACCGACATGGACATCGACATCACGATCGAGGAAGGAATTGACGTTCCGAGCATTCAGGCGGAACAGTTCCAGGTCTTGATCCAGTTGGCCGGCACGCAGCCGGGCCTGATCCCGCCGGAAATCCTGATCGCCGCGTCGAATTTGCGGAACAAGGACGAGTTGCTCGAGATGTTGAAAGAACATCAGCAGGCGGCGGCGCAAAAACAGCAGGTCATGGAGAAGATGGCGACGGACAAGGCCCAGGCCGACACCGCGGCGACGCGGGCCAAGGCGGCGGCCGACAACGCGCTGGCGGCGGAACGCAAGCACGCGAGCATCCATCACATCGCCGAGACGCACGGGATGCACAACGAGATGAACGCGCCACCCGACCCGCCGAGCGATCCCGGAACCGTGGTGCCGCCGGAGGTTCAGGCCGCGCTGAACGACGCCGATATCAGGGGCAGGCACGCCAAGGCAGCGGCGGACGAGGCGCGCGCGGGCGATCTGCGGCAGAGCGCGGTGCAGCGTGTCGGTGACATGCTGATAGCGCGGCACAACGCGCTGGCGCCGCCAGAACAGCCGGGGACAGCATGAGCACTAAGCAAAAGGCCACCGTCGAGGCCGCCATCGAGCGGCTGTTGGCGAAGCGGCAACGGGAAGTCGTTGAAGAACTGAAGGCTCGCGCCTGGCCCGATAGAATGACCGCGATCCAGTCCGTGCGTTACTTACTGGATCTCGGCATAGCGGCGCACGCCATGAAATTAGAGAACGACCGCGTGCGTTACCTTAAAGGGGAGGCCGAGTTCTTTGTGGATTACGCGATAAAACACGCTCGCGACGTTGTGAGCGGGGAGCGGCCTGATGTCTGAAACACCGTCCCAACTCGACGCCTTCTTAAGCAGCGGCGCCCAACCCGAGGCTACCGAGACGCCCGCGCCGGAGCCGTCGAAGGCGACGCCAGAGGTCGCGCCGGAGAAGTCGGCACCAGTGAAGGCCGATAAGGCCGATAAGGCCGCACCGGAGCCGGACGACGACGCGGAGCCGGGCGAGCCAGCGCCGCACGAGGCGATCGTCCCGCGCAGCGCCTACCAGAAGGAGCGAGAGCGGCGGCAGAACTGGGTCGAGCGCGCCGGCCGCGCCGAGGCGGAACGCGACGCGCTGGCGAAGCAGCTTGAGGAGGCGCGCAAACCGCCGCCACAGTCCACACCGCCGCCGCAACTTGAGCCGATCGACCCGGTGCGTGATCCCGAGGGATATACCAGGCGGATGCGGGGCGTCGTGTTGAACGAGCGCCTGAACACGTCGGAAATGCTGGCGCTCGAAAAGCACGGCAAGGAAACGATCGACTCCGAAACCGAGTATTTCCAGCGGCGGACGCAGGCCGACCCTCGGTTGTGGAACGAGTTATACAGCAAGCCCCACCCCTATCAGTGGATGATCGACAACAACGCCACGGCCAGATTGCACGAGGAAATTGGCACCGATCCGGCGGCGTATCGGGCCAGGATCGCGGCTGAGGAGCGGGCAAAATGGGAAGCCGAGGGGGGTGCGGCGCAGCGTGTTTCCCCGGCGGCGGGCCTTCCTCCGTCTTTAGCCAGTGCCCGATCCGCCGCTCCACGCGGCACCAACGGATTTTCCGGGCCACCTTCACTCAGCGATATTTTGGCGAGACCGGCTCGTCGTGGGTGATTTCGGAGGTCCCGACCTTTCGGCCGGGAATGTTCCGAGACGGTGGTCGAGAAACACTGGACTATCGCGTCTTCAATGAGGTCTGGGTTTGCGCCCAGAAAGTCAGTCCGTATCCGCGATTATACACATCGCTGGCGTGGGAGGAAACGGAAACCTTGCCTGACATCGCGACGATCACCGCCATCCTTTACGCGGCGCGCCTAAGCCGTCGCGTGCCGGAGACCGTCATCGAAAAACATCGGACTATCGCGGAATCGTATGCCGATGCTATGTTGATAGTCGCCGGGGTCCAGGACCGGCACGAGGCGGACGACATCCGTTCGACCCTCGCTCGATTACTGGAAGCCGACCCGCCAGAGCAACCGCCGCCGTCGCCGGGCAACAAAACGGGCGTATTAGCGGACGCGAAGGCAACCCGTCGCCGGGGTTAACGGGCGCTGGGCACCGCTGGCCCTTAAGCAGCGTGACCTCGTCGCCGGGGGACTGACCGGGCGTTCCTCCACGCCCCCTCAATCCCCAATAGCGACAGGAGCCCGGCCCAATGGCCGACATGAATCTGACCTCTGCACGGCAGGGGTTGACCCCGATTATCTGGGACAGTGACTTCTTCAGCGAGTATATTCGGAAGAACCAGTTCGCGCGTTACATGGGAACCACGATGGGTTCCATGATCCAGGTGCGCGAAGACCTCACCCGGAAGTCGGGCGATACCGTGGTTTTCCCAACCGTTCGCCGCCTCATCGGCGCGGGTGTCTCGGGAAACACCGTCCTTGAGGGCAACGAAGAAATCCTCAACGCTCGCTCGTTGAACCTCGTCGTCAGTGCTTTTCGGCACGCGGTCGCGGTCTCCGACTGGGACGAGCAGAAGTCGGTCATCGACCTCCGTGAGGCCGCCAGGGAAGCCCTGATGAACTGGGAGTTGGAGAAGATGCGCTCCGACATCATCACCAGCCTCGAAGCCATCACGGCGGACGGCAGCGTGCAGATCTCCTACGCCGCCGCCACCGCCGGCCAGCGCAACACCTGGATGGTCAACAACGCCGACCGGGTGTTGTTCGGCAACTCCAAGGCGAACGCCGTTTCCGGCGTCATGGCGACCGCGCTGACGACGATCAACAACACCACGGGCAAGATGACGGCCGCGACCGTCACGCTGGCAAAACGCATTGCCCGCACCGCATCGCCGCGCATTCGGCCCATCAGCGTCAACGATGACGAGGAATGGTTTGTGATGTTCGTACCGAGCCTGCCATTCCGCGATTTGATGACCGACCCCGTAATCATCAACGCGCTGCAATATGCGTGGGACCGTGGCCGCGACAATCCGTTATTTACCGCCGGAGACCTCATCTACAACGGTGTCATCATCCGCGAAGTGCCGGAGATGCCGGTCATCGCCGGAGCGGGCGCGGGCGGCATCGACGTGGCTATGTCGGCGTTGTGCGGCGCGCAGGCGCTAGGAATTGCGTGGGCGCAACGGATGAAGTCAACGACGAATACAAGAGACTACAACTACATGCACGGGGTAGGCATCCAGGAAATGCGCGGTATCGGGAAACTCCGCTTCGGCACCGACGTGTCCGTGGACACGACGAAACCCGTGGATGCAGGCGTGGTTAGTGTCTTCACCAGCGCTGTCGCTGACGCATAGGAGATACCAACATGGCAACGAAACATGACGACGACGACAAGGACGACCGGAAGAAAGCAGCGGCCGAGCCGAAGCCACAAGCAACGGCAACCGCCGCGCCTCCCGGCTCCGATATGTTCGGACACACGCCCGAGCAGCGCGAACTGATGGCGTCCAACAGCATCGGGGCGCAGATCATCCTCGATTACAACGGGGATGGCAGCCTCGGCGCTCGCGGTGGCGCGGGCGGCACGATCGAGGAAAACACGATGATCCGGGACGCGCATCTGATCGCCGTGGGCCTCGATCCCGCCGCACCGTCAGGGCCGCCGACCGGCGAGCCGTGGGTTCCGCCCGAGCCACCGGTAAGCACCCGCCACTCGGTCTCGGGGCACGCCACGCGCATGTCCAGTCTCGCGGCTGGCATCATCGCGGAGCCTGACGACGTGCCGCCACCACCGGCTGGCAGCGTGGCCGGGGCGGCCGGCCGGTAACGTGTCCGTCTCCGTTTCCGAACTGGCTGAGCGCGCACTGCGGCGAATAAACGTCGCCGTGGTGCCGCTCGACGATCGCCCGACGCTGACGGAACTCGTTCCCGCCGCGACCATCGCCACGATGGCTTTGGTCGAGTTGGGCGTCATCGCCTCGGACGAAACGCCGATCCCGTCCGACCAGGCGCTGGCGCTCGACAAAGTGGCCTCGGTTCACGCTGCGCTCGACGCTCAGGGCGTGGTCTGGTGGACCGGCGCCGCCATCCCTCGGGCGTTCGTGGAGGAATACACAAAGCTGACCGCCGCGCAGGCGTCGTCCAGCTTCGGCAAGGCGTCCGACCCGGCGGCGTTGGCGTTGCTTGAGGGGCGCGTCCGCCGCGGCGCCATGGTCATCGCCTCGCACGATATCGCGGTCGAGGCGGTGATGGCCGTTCATACCGATCTGGTGGGGCGTGGCATCGCGCGTTGGAGTTCAAACGACATCCCGGACATGGCGGCGCTGCCGTATGAGATGCTGGCCGCCTACGACCTCGCGCCGAAGTTTCCGCCGGCCGAACAGGACAAGGCGGAGGTGGCGCAAGCCATGTCATCGTTGTTCAAGATCACCGCGCTGCCGACAAGCGGCGAGCGCGTAGTGGTCGAGTATTTTTGATGAGTTACGTTCTCAAATATGCCGGGTATTCCACGACGACGACCGCCGTGCCGGCGGAACAGTATCGCCTAGCGTATAGCGACTATCCCGGCACCGCCGTTGGCCCACCCGATCCGGCGCGGTGGATTGGGCCACCGGGACCACCCGGACCAGCGGGACCGCCGGGGCCGCCCGGCGCGACCAGTTTCTCTGGCCTGACGGGGCAGGCGACTTACGCACAACTCCCCGCCGAGGTCGCCATGGTGCCTGTCACGTTCGTGCTGTCCGGAAGACCCGGCACGGGCGCCATCGCCAACGCCCCAATGGCCATGGCGGTCACGGTGCCCAGCGGTCTGACTGGAACGACGGTCTACGCTTCAACTAAAGCAACCAGCAACGCCGCCTTCACGCTCAACCGCATCGTCAACGGCACGACCGTCACGCCCATCGGCGCCGTGACCATCACACCCGCGTCCAACACATCGGCGACACTGACCGGGACGGGCGGAACGCTCAACGCGGGCGACGTGCTCCAGTTGGTCGCGCCGGTTCAGGATGCGACGCTCTCTGACGTCGGAATCACCCTGTTGTGTTCGAGGATTTAGCGAATGGCGTTCCAGTACGGCGTGGCGCTCCGCAATGCCCAGGTCTCGCAGATCCAGACGACCGTGGCGGCGGCGGGCACGTCGAATATGCAGTTGCGGATTTACTCTGGCGCCGAACCGGCGGACTGCGCCACCACCGCGTCGGGGTCGCTGCTGGCAACCATCGTGCTGCCCGCGTCGTTCCTGACCAGTTCCGGCGGCACGACGACGCTGGCGGGCACATGGAGCGTGGCGGCATCAGGAACGGGCACGGCCGGATACTTTCGCATCTATGACATGGCCGGCACGCCTGTCTGTCATGTGCAAGGTAACGTGACCACCGACCTCGTACTGAACAACACCTCCATAACCGCCACGCAAACGGTGTCGGTGACATCGTTTAGTGTGACCGCCGGAAACGCATAATGCCCGATTACGCAGCCATGAAGACCGAATTGGCGTTGCCCGAGAACGCGGCGCTCACCGACGAGCAGATCGCGGCGAACTGGGAAGTGCCGTTCGATGTTGTCGTGGACGTGCCGGTCGCGTCCATCGAGGCGTTCCTGCGCTCGCGGTTACTGACCGGCGGGATGAAGCGGTTCGTGACCACACCCGACGAAGCGGCGACCGTCGAGCAGGTCGATGGCGTGAGTGAACTGCTCGATCTGATCAATTCCAGTAACGCATCGAGCGTGCGGATGACCGACCCAACCGTGGCGGCAACGCTGGAGGCGGTTTACGACACGATGGTTCAGTTCGCGATGATGACGGGAACGCAAGAAGCGGAACTGCTGGCGCTGGGCGTCAACACCACCACGAAGGCCGCGCAACTGGGTCTTACCGCTGACGTTCACGATACCGTCTCCGAGATCGCCGCCGCGCGCATCTGGCCGGGAGTGTCACCCTAATGGCGAGCACCGACCAATGGATTTTACAACAGGCGTATACCAGCGCACTTGTCACCATGACCAATTTCGACTCTTTGGCCGCGGGATCGTGGGCCAAGGGATCGACTGCTGTAACGGCCGGACTGTTGGATCAATACGGCCGGTTTTCGTTTGTCCTAAAAGTTGGAGGCACGACCGTCGCGGGTGACTATATCGCGCTCTACGGCCTGCCCATTAACGCCGATGCGACGACCTACGCGGATAATGTGTCCGCTGGTTCCACTCTGCCATCATCGACATATTTGCTTGGGACGTGCTTTGTCGCCGGAGGCATCACAACTGGGAATTTTGTATACGGGAGCATTCCTTTCTATATGCCGGAACGTAGCTTTTTGTTTGGTGTCGCTAACCGACTGACAGTGGCTCTCGCGGCTGACTCACATACAAGCTGCTTCGCGCACTACGCCACCTTCCGCGACAATTTGAACGCATGACGATCATCATCCCAGCGAAACGGAAGTTTCTCGCGCCGCCGCTGGTGCGGACGATCGACGACCGGCGCGACCCGCTGAACCTGGGTCTCGTCGGTCACTGGTCGATGGACGCCGAAACGATCAACGGAACACGGATGCTTGATCTGTCGGGACGGGATAATCACGGAACCCTGGTCGCGTCTCCGTCGCTTGCTCCCGGACGAGTTGGGCAGACCGCTTTGGGCCTGAATGGAACCTCTCAATACGTCGCGACCCCGACATCTTTCGCTTCCGCGTTTTCCGCGGTGACCTACTCGTTCTGGGTTAATTTACCGTCCACATCCATGATGGGCATGTTCTTTGAGGATGGATGGCATCTTACCACTCCGGGAGAGGATCAGGGCGTCGGGGCGTGCGTTGGGAATGGCGACGGGGACACCCCAGGCAACCATTTACTCGTGCCGTTCTGGGGCGTTTCGTGGCAGGACACGGGCGTTAATATTGGCCTCGGCTGGCGTCATGTCGCGGTCGCACTGAGCGGCGGCAAGACAAACGCTTACCTGAATGGGGTGCGTATTTTCGTCGGAACCGCCTCTATAAATGGTCCCTCCACCGGGAACTTTACTATTGGGCGGGACAATGACACGGGCGGTTTTCGCTACCTGAACGCTCAAATGGACGATGTGCGCGTTTATAACCGCGCGCTGACCCCCACCGAGGTCTTTCAACTCTACGCCGACCCGGCGCGCGATCGGGCGCCGTATCAGACACGCGGCAGGGTAAAGGCCGGGACCGGCCTGTCCGCGATCACCGGCACGTTGGCTGTCACCGAAGCGAACGACACCATCGCGGCGGTTGGCCGTGTGGCTGTCGGTGGGACGCTCGCCGTCACGGAGCAGGCGGACACGATCGCCGCCGCTGGCGCGGTGCGCGTGGCCGGAACACTGGCGTCCACGGAGCAGCCCGACACCCTGGCGGCGACCGGAACAGTCGCGGCGCTCGGCGCGATCACCGGCACGCTGTCGGCCTTCCAGGCCGTGCAAACGCTCATCGCCACCGGCCAGATCCGCGTGAGCGGCGCATTGAGCCGAACCCAAAGCGCGCAGACGCTCGCCGCGACCGGCATCGTGGGTAGCATCGTGCCGCCGCCATCGGGGCAGAGTGTGCAAGTGATCGTAATGTCATGACCGCATCCGAGGCCCTTAGCAACGTCAGTGAGAAGCTGATTAAGACGCTGCCGCCAGCGATGGTCGTCCTCGTGGTCCTCAACATCCTGTTCCTGGCCGTCGCCATCTACAACACCCGTGCGCGTAACGAAGTGCTCACGAAGATCATCGACAGATGTTTGGAGATGCCGGCGCGATGACGCAGTTTGCCCTCACGCTACCGCTCGATCGCGTCTCGCCCGTTCGCGTGCCAACGCGCGACCTCGTGCTGGGCGGCACCGATAGCGTGACGCTCAACATCTCGATCGTGGATCGTGACAGCCCCGACGCGCTGCCTATCGAACTGTCTGGCGGCATCGGCGGCCCGGCCGTCTCCATGTTCGTCTGGCCCGACCACCGTGGCGGCTACGGCCCGCACTTCGGCGGGTGGGGCTCTGGCGATGATTACGGCTGGTGTGGCGGCGGCGTCGCGGGGCCTGGGACGGTGCTGTGGTCTGCCACCGGCGTCATCCTCGACATGACCACCGGCACGTTCCAGATCCACGTCCCACCCGGCACGATGGGCTGTTGGCCGCGCCGTTGCCGCTGGGCGATCCATTTCGACGCTGACGGCGGGGGTGAGGCCGAACTGTTGTCCGAGGGGCGCATCCACGTTCGCCCGATGGTCTCGCGCGCACAGGCGCCGCTGATCATGCTGACGGACCCAAACCCGGCGGTGCTGACCGATCCGGAGACCGGGGTCATCATCCTTGCCGGGGAGACGACGCCGATGATGACAACCACCATCGCGCGATTGGGATGACCGCATGAGCATCACGACAGGAGAACTACCGGGCGTCCGCATCGTCGATATGCCGGATCTAGGCACCGTCACCGACAGCAGTTCACTGGTCGGCGAACGCGCCGGTTCCGGGCGTTTCGGCGCCCTGGCGTTGCGTGATTACGCGACAGCCGGCGTCAACGACGCACTCGCGGCCGAAACCGCCGCGCGCATCGCGGCCGATGCGCTGTTGTCGCCACGCCGCTGGACCGGAACGGCGCAACACGCTCTCGGCGATGTCATCGACAAGGCCAGAGCCGGGACAAACATCCTCGTGCATTGCTTCGGCGACAGCATCACCGAGGGCTTTCGCGATAGCGGCGCCGTCACGCTGAACAGCGGGTTGACCCTCACGGCCAACACCTATCCCGTCAAACTACAGGCCGCGCTGCGCTACGCCTTCGAGAACCTGTCCGTGCCGGTTGTCCAGAACTTCGGCTACTCCGGCGACACCACGAAGCAGAGTTACGACCGCTGGGGGCCGGGTGGCGGCACGGGCATCCTTCCCGGTCGCTGGTCGCTCGCCCAGGCCGTGGCCGATGTGGCTTTTCTCTCGTGGGGTTACAACGACGCCAACGGTTACGGCGGGGTCTTCGCGACGGTCGCCGAGACCCGCGCGTATACGGCGCTATGGTTCGACCGCGTGCTGGCGCTCGGCACCGTGCCGATCCTGGTGTTGCAGGCACCGATTCGCGACAAGGTGGGGAACCAAAAGTTCCAACCGTATCGCGACGCCCAGGCGCAGGTGGCGGAAGAATATGGCGTGATGGTCGTGGACAGCGCGGAGACGATCGGCTGGAAAACCGACCGCTGGGCCGATGGCGTCCATCTGACCGACCCCGGATATAACGAACTGGGGTGGATGCTGTCCGCGCCGTTTAACGGTTTCGCTGGCCGTGGCGGGCAGCGCGTGGCGGTGGGAACCGTGATGTGGCCGGAGGACTGGTCACAGTCTTTGTCCGGCGGCGCCAGTTCCGCGCTGTTTGCTTTCGCGGCAGCGCGCACGGGCTATCTGCTGGAGGTCGGCGCGGCGCAAACCGCGAACCTCGGCGTCTACTGCGAGACGGACGTGTGGCCCCTCGTCACCACTTACAACGCGGGCGCCACGGTTCGCGATCTGGATATCTATTACGCGGGCAACGGCTCCGGCGTGCCGGTCATCTCGATCAAATCGCCGGGGACGGGCGAGCTCCGCAAGCGGGTTGTTGGCCCAAAGCTGCATCGCGGCTGGCGGCAACTCGGGTTTCTGGCGGGCGCCAATGACGCCTATATCGAAAGCATCGAGTTCGTCGGCGACGGCCAGGCCATCGCCACGCCGCACGCCGGGGATCGCAAATCACCGTTGGGCGGCATTTCCAGCCGCGCCCAGGAAGCGGCCGACTGGTGTGCCGTGGATTACGGCAGGCGGCTCACCGTATCGTTCGTGGTGGAGTTTCGCGGCATTCTCCCCGCCGCCGGGGTCACCGGCATTTCCTTCACGCTCGACCAGAACCAGGACGTGAAATCAGGCTCGCTCAATCAATACATGGTGCTGCGCGCCGGCTCGGATCTCATCGTGCGGCAGAGGCTCGCGGGCGTGGATACCGATGTTACCGCGTCGGGCTTTTTCTCGGGATCGGCGGGCGTGGACTACAATGGCCCGTTGATCGTCAGCAATCCCGGCGGTGGCCTGCTGGACATCCGGCGCGTCGGAAATGCCGGCGGTGCGATTGGCGGCAGCATCGCGGTCGGCCCTGTGTGTCCTGGTCTGGTGGTGCTCGGCGGCAGCACGACCGGCATTACCTGCTTCTCGTTCGTGACGCGCGATTGATGAGCGACACCCTCGCCACGCTGTCTCAGGCCCTCAAACCCAAGACGGGAATGCGGTCGATTCCGTTTCCGACGGAAAGCTATCAACACCCGTCGAAGCCCTACAACTCCAAACGCCTGCTGAACTACGCCGCCGAGGCGGGGCCACCGGACAGCCGTTCGCCGTTCGTCCTGATGCCAACACCGGGCCTCGTCTACCGCGAGACGGTCGGCGCGGGACCGTGGCACGCGTTCAATACCAATTTGATCGGCGGATTCTATGTCGTGTCCGGGGATACGCTCTTTCGCAACTCCGGTGGCGTGACAGTCTCGCTCGGCTCGGTCGGGACGATGGTCAACCCTTACCCGGGCGGCACGGTCGAGATCATGGTCACGATCGCGGTTTCCCCGACCGCCGCCGTGATCTGCGTGCCGCCGAAGCTGTTCACCTGTTTGCACGCGGGCGCGATTTCCGAGATCGACACGTCCGGCTTTCCAGGCGGCGGCGCGGAGTCAGTCACCTACATCGACGGGTATTTCGTGGCCACGCAATACGGTGTCGGGACGACGTTCGTCATATCCAACCTCAACGATCCGACCGCGTGGGACGCGCTCGATTTCGCCAACGTCGAGGGCATGGAGAACGTCCTGTTGCGGGCGGTGCGGCATCGTGGCGAGTTGTGGCTGCTCGGCGTCAGCGGCGGTGAAATCTGGTATGACGCGGGCGCCCCCGACTTTCCGTTCCGCAGGCAGGCGGGCGGCGTCATCCCCTACGGCTTCATCGCGAAGTCG